TCTTATGGATAAGAACTGCTTGGTCTACTGATGTGTACATTGCACTTTTTTTTGGATCTTGGTCCACAGTGACGACTTCATGGCCAAGTTTTTCCAGCACAGTTTTGTACAACTGTCCTATACCCATACCAACAATTAGGCTACGCTTCATTTTTAGTTTGCTCGTATTGTTTAAACATTCTAGTTACATCTTCCATTTGTTTTTGGAACACTTCAGGCGAACCTCTTGCCGCAATTTGCATGTCGTATTCGCTGGGATAGTGACGTAAACAATGTCTTGCACCTTCTTTGATTGCTTTAGGAACTCGAGGAGTAGACAGAATCTCAAGTAAGAACTTTTGAGTCTGTACTACTGATCTGTACCTTTCGTCTGGTAATGTCATGCTATAGCTCTTTTCATGAAAGTTTTCACGGGTAATATTATACACCGGATTCTAAATCATCCAGCTTTTGAGTATCAAATTCTTCTTCGTCTTCTGATTGTACACTATCTGCATCCACTTCGTCAAACAAAGCGGAGAACATGCCACTTGCATTGACTGTTTTCTTACCAGTAGCACCACGAGTACCAGGAATAGCTTGCCAAAATTTATCAAAGCCATCAATAATAGCAATTGCAGTTTCTCTATCAGGAGCACTGAAGATAGCATCAACTACATCTTTGAAATATATACGTTCAAACTTTTCGTCAACTAGCATAGCTGGACACAACCCAGCATCATATTGACGATTGGCTTCTTGTACACTATTCAAATGTAACCAAACATTATGACCCATCATAATTGCGTAAGTGAAACTATCCCAACTAGTCTTACCTTCTTTACCAATCTTATTTAGGTCGCCAGGCCCGTAGATACAAATATCTTTAACTTCTACACCGTCCATTAGTGGACTTGTGGTAAATGACTCGAAATGTTTATCTTGTACTACTACGTCTTGGAACAGTCTTGTATCTTTGGCGTATTTTTTGTTATCAAGACTTGGCAACATGCGATAGAGCCATTTTTCTCTGTCTTTGATTTCTGTTTGTACATAAATCTGTCCGTTAGCAGTAGCAAGGAACGGACTTGCACAATCAAAACTAATTGTAAACTTAGGATTATGATATTTCCGAATAGCACGTTGTAAGTCTGTTAGCAATAATGCCCACTCTAATTTACTTGTACCCAAGAAATGCATCCAGTCCTGATGTCCTTCTTCTAATAAACCGTCGAATTTTAATGCAACAAGTCTGCGTAGTACTAAGTCAACGTCGCACATGTTCTGTCCACCCATAGCCCAACCGTTGAAAGGCTTATCGTATTTTGTTGGATCACAAAAGTCTTTCATCTCTTGATACCAATCATCTGCTTGCTTATGATTTTCACCTTGCAAAACATTTAAGAACTTACAAGCACCTGTGCGATGTTTAATGAAATATTCGTTGTTGTATTTTGTAGCGGCAACAGCTTGATCATAATCTCCGACACCACTATTCTTAGCACCGACTGGACTACGTCCAACCCATGCCGGAATATCTAGCACCATACCATAATCCATAAGTGCATCCATCCAAGTTAATACTTGTTCACGCTTTTTCTGTGCCGCATCTAGTTTAGCTTGATAAAGTTTAACGTGGTCAATCTTAGTATACTTTGGATTACCATTTTTATCAGTTTTAGGATGGCCTGTAGGATGTACTTGTGGAATCAATTCAACGCCTTTAGCAACGGCTTCCGCCATACGTTGTGCAACTACGGGTCCGTTAGGATCATTCCACTCGCCTTCCCACACACCTTTACCAATCTGGAAACCGCCTGAGTCACCTAATACCCAACTAGTACTACGATCTCTATTGCGAAACATGTCTTCACTAGGATCAGGTTTAGTCAGATCTAAGTTAGCATGTCCAGCAGAATACAAACAATGGTCAAAGTAAAATGCCGCATTTGGATTCAGATAGTTCATTGCTTCAATACCTAGTGGCCCAAAACTCGCAGGAATACGAGCCGGATCCACATAGTTACTGTAACGTTGCTTGCCTATATACGTACTATAAAAGCCTGACGTTGCCGGCAGGAAATACGCATAATCGCTTTGAGCTGCTGTCAGGTTTTTATTCATTATTTAGATTGTGCTGGCAAAATGTAGTCGTATGTAGCAATGCCACTATCGACAGTAATGTTCAATGCACCTGCATCTGCAATACGCATTGTAATATCACCATTTAAATTCAAAATACTTTGAACTTGGTTAACGGGCCATGACCATGTTTGACGCAACTTGCCATCTACACCTGCTTGGAAGACAAATGAACCTGCATGTGTGCTTGCATCACCAAAACTAAACACTAGATCATTACCTTCTGTTTTAACTTGAAAAGTTTGCTCTTCTGAGTGTGCATTTGCTTGGAATTTAAGACGTTGAATACTAGCCATGCTTGGTTGAAATTCAATATCCCATTTTGCACCTTTGAATTTAACACTTTTCAATTTTTCATTGATAATGTCTTGATTCATAAAACGATAATCATTTTGGAAATCGCCAAGTCCGTTCTGAAAGTGTAATCCTGTTGGAATTGTTTCTCCGTTACGTTCTTGTTTAACGACCGAAATAGTTGCATTTTCTTTGTACTCTGGGCACTTTAAATGAATATCTAACTTGTTTAAGTTAGGCATACCAAATGTACCTTCAAAGTCGTCAACTGGTGTATGTGTTTTTGCATTAACAATAACTGAACGATCTTCAGCCATTGATTCAATGCTTGTTTCTTTAGTAGTTGATGATACTTTGACCAAAGGCAAAAAGCCCAAGCTGTGTGTATGTGCTACTAGATCTTGTAAAAAGTGTTTCATGTGATTCTCCATATGTTATGATTATACTTAGATTTTTTGACAATGTCAAGGATTTTTCCTAACCTTCTTATTATATTCCACCGATTCATTTAGTATGCTAAAAGGTACATTAATACTGTTGGCATAGTGTACAAATGCCTCTGTGTCTTTGGGAAGACATGCTCCACCAAATCCACGTTCACTATCTAATCCTGGTACCAGTGTGTGACTATTACCAATACGACTATCATGTGTGATCATCTGTCTGACCGTTTTATAATCGGCACCGTTTTGTTGGCAAATGTCATATAGCTGATTAAAAAACGCAACCTTTGTTGCAAGAAATGCGTTAATACTGTACTTGACTGTTGCCGCTTCTATAGTAGTGCAATGAAAGAATAATTTACAATTTGGTAACACACTTGTAAACAGTTCTTGCCAAAATCCTTCAGGATCTTCTCCACCTAAAACACAATATTTTTGATCAATAAAATCTTGATCAGCAGTACGTGCCCTTAAAAATTCGGGATTATACACAATTGAATGATTACTGTATAATTCTTCAAGTTTTACTAGTATACCGGGTGTAATAGTACTCTTAATTAATATTGGCATAAAGATAGGCACAGTATCCATTACGTTTGCAACATTTCCTATATTGCATATCCCATCAACTGTTGGTGTATCTACGCAAATAATCAAACCGTCCGCATCGTGATTATCTGCAATAGTATCAGTTGTGTATTTTGGATCCACAATAACAACTTCGTGTTTAGTACGTAGGGCCTTTGCTACAGCCTTGCCTACAAATCCATATCCTGCAATTATTATTTTCATATTAAAACTCAAATAAACTGTTAAAGGTATTCTTTTCTTCAGTACTGCGTACATCCCATTTCAACACACCGATTAAGTTGTCTAACTTATTGTCAATAATAGTTTGTTCCATCTCAGCATGATCGAATGCCAAGTCTTTGAACCATTGCGGAAGCCGCAATTCATCTACAGGATATGCAACACTAGTAAATCCCATTGGATTTTGCTTTAACTTGCAAACAATAACTTTTGCACCATCGGTAATGCCCATGCTGTATTTGTCTTGGTACATACGCTTGAGTGTATTCCAATTGATACTTGCACGAACGTGACCTGGCATATTAGTTTTGCCGTCTTTCTTTTCCTTGGCTTCGTAGTCGGTAATATTATTGGCACGTTTAGGCGAACCTTTCTCCCAACCAGGTCTGCTTTTAAAACGTAGTCTAAACTCGCTAATATGTTCCAATACTTCTTGTTCTGGTTTACCCATTAGAACCATCTCAAGTACATCGCTTAAGAAGTTCTGAATAAATTCTGGAGTATCACTACGCTTAAGATCCAAGCCCATAGCTTTAATCTTACCAGGCTTACCTTCTATGTCTGTGCGTTTGCCTTCTTTATCATAATACAAAACAGCATAACGCTTTTTAGTAATAAACAAACTCTTAGAGCCAACAATTTCACGGCCCGCTTTGATAACTTCCCCACGAGTCTTTGGTACATGGAATGTGTCCAACATAAACTGCGGGAATGTACTGTTTACTTCGTCGGCAATTTGATCATATAGTTGTACCACAGTTTCTTTGGTCCAAGGTATCTTTCCTGCTATAACTTCTTTCTCAAGAGTTTTATAAGCCGAAAAATAACAACTGTCTGTATCGCCATATATAATTGCTTTACCGCGATAATCATAATCGCCAGTAATAACTTCGTTAACTTTGCCAGCCATATGCCTAACAATCTGCCGACCCGTTAGTGTAGTACTTTGTCCAATACGTTTATCAAAGAAGCGACAACCACTATTAAGAATAGCACCATACAAACTATTCAAGTTAATCTTCTTGACCAGCTGTCGTTTGTCCCAGTATTCTTCTTCAACTTTGTTACCTGCTTTGATAGCATCCTTTAACTTGGCCTGCATTTCTTTACGTTCAGCATACCAACGTTTGAGCAATCCAGGAATAATACCTTCTTTTTCGTAAGTAAAGATAGTACCGTTAGCACTAAGAATCCATGGTTGGTTACTTTCAAATATAAGTCTATATACTTCGGCAGCACTAACAACATCTGTGTCGCCATTTTCCCAATCAACTGTGATATCTGTTCCAATCTCTTGATTCATTACAGCTTCATATTCTAAACTACCAAACACACCTTCCCAGCTGGCCGCAAAACTTTTACCTTTGGCCATTTGTAGTTCGATAAATTCTTCTGTTTTAGTTTGACGCAACTGCCCAACAATAGTTTCTGGACCCATGTTCAACGCACGAATGGCACTTGGATAAAGACTGTTGATATCCAATGAACCTACCCAGTCTTGAATACCTTCTTTGGGATAGGCAACATACGCACCAGCCGCACCTTCGTTATCTTCACGTTCACTCATTTTGGTGCGGTTAGGCACTTGCATGCCTCTGCGATGGCATTCGTTAATAATAGCCTGCTCTGTAACAGCAACCGCACCCATTGTAGTCTGTAGCAATACAGTACATTCGTGTGCCAATGTGTTAGCAAGATCCATGAACTTTAATTTCTTGTCCAGTCGATCTAATAGCATTGTATCTTGTCTGTTGTATTCGATGAATGTTTTAAAGTCATTGTTATACAATTGATCAAGTGTGCCTTCGTATTGTGTTTTACGTTCGCCTAATTCATATTCTGCAATAGCATCTAGCCTATAACTGTGACGTTCTTCATATGTGTACTTGCGATATAGTTCAAGACTATCCAAGTGTACACGACCAATAAAGTCATATGTAATAGCCTTCTTGCCAAACTTTTCATATTCACGACGTTTGGGATATTGACCAAATAGACAGAATCTACGGGTATCGTCTTTGCTCAGGACTTTAGTAACACGGTTAACGGTATATGGAATATCATATCCTTCGCTGTTCCAACCACTAAGCATATCGGCATCTTGAATAACGTCAAGAAATGCATCTAGCATCTCTGCTTCTGTTTTAAACAACATAGTGTTGGGAAAATCTTTAACAGCTTCCTGTGCTTCTTCCCAAGATAATGTCTTTGGAGGTACTGCAAAACATACAAGTGTTTCTAACCATTGTAGGTGAACCGCAATACTAGTAATTGGCATAAAAGCATCTTCAGGAGTGCTATAGCCACGTTCTGGATCGAAGTCCACCTCAATGTCGAAAAATGCTACGTTGAGTTTTGGAGGTTCTGCGTTTAGATAGTTTTCGCTTAGACAAACAAATACTGGATTAATGTCAGCTTCAAATAATTGCTTACCCGAATTAATTGCTTGTTCTTTTCGGAAATCTTTTGTATTTTTACAAACAATGCGACTAAGTGCATCTCCGTAAATACTTTGAAATTTGCCACGAGGGTCTTTATAATAAAGCGTGTGTTTGACAGGAATGTCACGATACTCACGCTCGTTTTTCTTATTGCGTTCGACCACTTTGATAACGTCGTTATCGCGGTCAAACCATGCGTCTACATAGCTCATTTATTCTCCATATGCAACTTAGGGCTTGCAAATACCTTACGTGCGATTTGTGGCTCGCCAACCTTTCTCTTGTGTATTTATTAGATACGTTTTGTAATATCTAAAATTGCTTCGATTTCTTCCCAATCTGCATTATAAGCAGACCAGTCGCCTTTGTGTGCGATTTTAATTGCCTTGTTGATAACGCTGGGTTTTACCTGCAATTCTTCTGCAACTGCTTGTACTGTTTCTTTTAAGCCTACTTGTAAGTCTTCAATTTCTCGAAGGACAGTTGATCCTTCCGTAATCAAACGCTCTAGCTTTGCCTTTTCTTCTGCACCGTATGAACGACCACTCATTGTAAATCTCCTAATGTATATGCCTATTATATACTACTTATCTTGCGTATGCAAGCATTAAGATATTTTAGAGGTAAAAATGGCAGAATAAATCTGCCACTTTGATTACTTGTTAAAGCCTGCTAATTTTAATATTCTATCAAATTCTTCTTTTAATTTAAACTTTGATAAATCTACAGGCATTGCTTCTATATCACCGTCTTTATATGTGTAATCTCCGGGTATGCTGGGATCCTTTCCAGATGCCCCTTTCCACATACGAGAACCGTGACCTATATCAACCCACCTGCCAGTTCCAGTTGCAGGCCCACTTCCGGGCCCTTTACCATTACCACTGCCCTTATCACCAGTACCTTTATCACCAGTGCCTTTATCACCAGTGCCTT